GCAAGGTAAGTATTTATCAAAACTTAAAAAACTACAATCAGAATTTGGATTGAGTGATTCGGATAATGTTGCAGACTATCATCAAAGTTGGTGGGATTGGTGGATTACATCAAACGCACCTATTAAGGTTGACAAAATTACAAAAGAAGCATTAATTAGAAGATGGGCATTTGGTGATAAAGGATTTAGATTAAATACAATATCAAATTTAGAATTACAAAAGTGGGCAACTACAAATGATAAAGTAAATGTTATAAAACAACAAAAAGACAATATCAAACCATTTGAAGAAATATTTTTAGGTGTAGGTGCAGATGTTTTAGAATTTGTTGGTAGTGTATTAACCGTTCATCCTGAAAAAGCAATTAGAGCAATGAAACAAAAATTTGTATCGGTTGCATCACAAGTTAGAAGTGGTGGTAATCCTGCACAAATACAAAAATTAAAATCAGAATTAGAAAGATTAAATAAATTAGGTGGTATTGAAAAGATAGTAGCAAGTGAAGGATTAGTATTTGTTTATAATGGTAAAACATATAAACTTACAGGTACTTTTGCACCATTAAATCAGATACTTGGTATTTTTTACTCTTAATTTGATATATATTATAATAATAAACAGTTACAAAAAGGAAGATTAGTATGGCAAAAAGGAAAAGTTTTGATGAAAAAAACAAAAATATTCACAAATCTCGTAAATTAATTATAGATACGGTATTTGGAAGAGAGGATAATACTCAAAGGGTTTTTGGTTATGAAAAAGAAACCGAAACAAAAAGAGAAGTAGGTGAAAAATGGACAGATAGTGATGGTAAAGAGTGGGAACAAAAAGAAGGTTATAAAACTAATGTTTCCGTAATGGATGATGTGAGAGCATTTTTAAATAAACTAAATACATGTTCAACGGAAGAATGTAAAACTATTAGTTACGACAGGATAGATAAAAAAACAATCAGAAAAACAGGAATGTGTTTAAATTGTTTACAAAAGTTTGAATTAAAATTAAAATTAGACGGAACATATCCATTTTATGAAGATTATAAAATAACAAAAAATAAACTGGCATATGCAAGAGAAATGAAAGTTAAATGGGAAGAAGCATTAACAGGAATCAAAAAACAAATAGAACAAGTTACAGAAGATGGTAGAATTGAAAAGTGGACATGGGATATGGATATTGAAAAAGTAAAAGCAGACATAAAAAAAGATATAGATGAAGCTTATGATGCAATAGAACAATTATTGGTTCGTAAGATAGCATTAGAAGAAAAATTGGTTGAGTTAAATCATCCAGAATTAGTTAAAAAATAAAAAGTATGAAAAAATTATTAAATTTAAAAAACATTGCAATAGCATTATTAATTGTAATAGTAGTTTTCCAACAATGTGGTGGAAACAAAAAAACAACAGGTGAAATTGTAAAAGTAGATGGTAAAAAATACGAACTTATTAAACATGAAATTGATACAGTTGAAGTAGTTAAGACAAAGGTAGTAACTAAAAAGGGTGAAGATATTTATCACGAAACAATTAAAGAAGTAACTATTCCTGCAATTGTAGATACTCAAGCTTTATTGCATGACTATTTTGCAAAGAACATTTACAAAGATACATTACAATTACCAGATAGTTTAGGTATTGTATCTTTAATTGATACTATTACTCAAAACAAAATATTAGGTAGAACTTTTAATGCAAGTGTTAAACAAAGAGTTATTAAAGAAACTACAATTGTTAAAGAATTACCAAAAACCAAAATATTTTATGGTTTTGAAGGTGGATTTAACAAAGTAGATGTCGTATCTCATTTAGGATTTGGTGTTTTAATTAATACAAAACAAGATAAGATATTTCATTTAGGTATTGGTGCAGCAAATAGGACAACCGATGGTACAAGTGGAGCTTTAGCACCTTATATCGGTGGTGGTGTATATTGGAAATTGAAACTTAAAAAATAATGGGAGTTCAAGGGCAACCTAAGAAAACATTAAAAGAAATAATAGCTGAAGAATATCGTAAATGTGCATTAGACCCCATTTACTTTATGAAGAAGTATTGTATTATTCAACATCCGGTGAGAGGTAAAATACCCTTTCACCTTTTTCCATTCCAGGAAGATTGTTTAACTGACTTTAAAGATAATCGTTTAAATATTATTCTTAAATCTCGTCAATTGGGTTTATCGACCTTATCTGCAGGATTTATTCTTTGGAAAATGTTATTCAACCAAGACTTTAATGCATTGGTTATTGCAACAAAAGTAACAGTAGCAAAAAACTTAGTTGAAAAAGTAAGAGTAATGCACGACTTACTTCCTATTTGGTTAAGAGATGGTGGTAATAGTTCGGTAGAAGATAATAAACTTTCCCTTAAATTAAAAAATGGTTCACAAGTAAAAGCAATCGCAAGTTCTCCAGACGCAGGTCGTTCGGAAGCATTGTCATTGTTGATAGTGGATGAAGCTGCATTCATTAGAGATATTGATGAAATTTGGTTATCTGCACAATCTACATTATCAACGGGTGGTTCTGCAATTGTATTATCTACTCCAAATGGTGTGGGTAATTGGTTTCATAAAATGTGGGTCGATGGTGAAAGTGGTCAAAACGGATTTAATAATATAAATCTGCATTGGACAAAACATCCAGAAAGAAATCAGGCATGGAGAGATGAACAAACCCGTATATTAGGAGTTAAAGGTGCATCTCAAGAATGTGATTGTGATTTTGTCGGTTCAGGTGATACAGTAATTGACCCCATATTATTAACATGGTATAAAGATACATATGTAATGGACCCGGTTGAAAAGGGTGGATTTGATGGTAACTATTGGAAATGGGAACATCCAAATTATAATAGAGTGTATATAGTAGTTGCCGATGTCGCGAGAGGCGATGGAAGTGACTTTTCAACATTCCAAGTAATTGATATTGAAGATAGTTCACAGGTTGCAGAATATAGAGGCAAAATTGAAACAAAAGATTTTGGAAACTTTTTAGTAGCAGTTGCAACCGAATGGAATAACGCACTATTAATTATAGAAAATTCAAATGTAGGATGGGCAACCATTCAACAGGTAATTGATAGAGCATATGGTAACCTATTTTATATGAGTAATGACTTAAAATATATAGATGTTGAAAAACAAGTATCTAATAAGTTTTATAGAGATGAAAAGAAATTAGTAGCAGGATTTGGAACAACAGTAAAGACAAGACCTCTTATTATTTCAACATTAGATACATACATAAACAATAAAGATATCCTCATTCGTTCTCAAAGACTTATAGATGAACTATTTACATTTATTTGGTATAATGGTAGAGCAGAAGCAATGAAGGGATACAATGATGACCTTACGATGGCATTAGCTATTGGACTTTGGGTTCGTAATACAGCACTTCGTTTGAAACAAGAAGGAATTGATTTGACAAAGACAATGTTAAACTCAACACAGGTAAGTCAATATACTGGATTCGTTGCATCAGGACATCTAAAACAAAATCCTTATGAAATGGATATGGGTAAAAAGGGAGTAGAAAATTTAACTTGGTTAATTGGTTAAATTCTTTATATTTATATAGTGAAACTATTCTAAAATGAACGAAGACTTAAATAAGTGGTTTAAAGAAAAATGGGTAAACATCGGCAAAAAAGTTGATGGCAAACACCCACCATGTGGAACTTCGGGAGAAAAAAGAGGTTATGCAAAATGTGTTCCTGCAGCAAAAGCAGCCGGAATGAGTAAAAAAGAAAAAGAAAGTGCAACTCAAAGAAAAAGAGCTGCACAAAATGATGCAGGAAGAGGTGGTAAAGATAGTAGTGGACAAGGTAAGAAACCAATAAATGTTTCTACTAAACCAAAAAATGAAGATTGGAGTAAAAAATATAAAAGTAGTATAGATTGTAATAATCCAAAAGGTTTCTCTCAAAAAGCACATTGTCAAGGAAAGAAAAAAAATGAAAATATGAATATAGAAGAAAGACTAAATTTATTTTTAGAAAAGAATTGTCCAACGGACCCAGGTAAGTGGTCAGCATCTAAATCAGCTGCAAAATCTAAATTTGATGTATATCCATCTGCATACGCAAACGGATGGGCAGCAAAAAATTATAAAGGTAAAGGTGGTGGTTGGAAAACATGTAGTGAAAATGTAGTAAGTGAAGCAACGGGTAAAGAAGCAAAAGAAATTGCTAAATTAACGGGTACACGTGATAGTATAGTACAAAAGTTTATAGATGATTTTAATTTAAATGCTAAAAACCTTTTTAACTTTATAGTTAAAGGAAAAGAAAAAGCTAGAAAAGATTTCGCAACCGCAATGTCGGGTAGACCTGGTAATAAATATCAAGGTGATTTTGTAGGTATGTTTGGAGAAGGTGTAGTAAACGAAGCTTGTTGGGAAGGATATAAACAAGTTGGTGGTAAAATGAAAAATGGTAAAATGGTTCCAAATTGTGTTCCTATAAGTGAAGATATCAATAGTGACGATGATGTTAATAACGGATTGGTTGAACCTGAAGAATATGATGTTGAAGATGAGGATATGGTAGATTTTATTTCTTTTAT